GGACAATGCGGTGGTGCTGTCGATCCAGTCGGCGCAGGGCAATCCAGTCGAATGGGTGACGCCGCCCCAGGCGGTTTCGGGATCCTGCTGGGTATTGCCCGGCCCATAGGGGCTGTTGCTGGCCTGGGCCTTCAGGCTGTGCTCCCCGCCGTTGGTGCCGACGAACAGCACCGACCGGGTCGGCGTCACCCATTCGACTGGATTGCCCTGCGCCGACTGGATCGACAGCACCACCGCATTGTCCGGCGCCACCTCCCCATGGGTGCGCGCCTCGAAATTCCCGAAATCCCCGGCCACCGACTGCCAGACCTGCTGGCCCCGGAACCAGCTCAGCCGCTCCCGGAAGAAACAAACATTGTCCGGCCAGCCCGCCGCAGCCGACCAGGCGCCAAACGCCCAGCGATGGGTCGCCTGCGTCGCCAACGCTTCGGGCAGCCGCGAGACGACCTCCCCGGTCGCCTCCGTCCCGCTGGCCACCGCGGTGATCCGCACATGGCCATAGCCTGAGTGCAGATACTCCCACTCCACCCCGATCGAGCCGACCGCCCCGTCGCCCTTCTGCTCCTCTCCGGTGCCGTCCCAGTACTTGCCGCGCGTGTTGACTGGCAGCTCCTCGCCACAGATCGCCGGCTTGTCCGTGGTGTCCACTGGACCCACCTGGGTGCAGCGGTAGTGGCGGAAGTCCGCCCGCCGATAGTCCCCGACATCGGTGGTCGTCCGCACCTGCCAGGCCCGCACGTCCGCCCCGTCCTTCAGGTCCATCTCGAACAGCCCGCCCACATGGCCGGCCTCGAAGAGGTTGCTGCTGGCGGTCAGGGTCACCGTTCCGCCGACCGTCATGGTCCCGCTGGCGCTGACCGTCACCGCCTCGTCCGTATTCTGATCCTCGAACGGCCCCCCCTTCGCCTCGAATGGCTCCAGCAGCCAGTTCAGGTTCGACAACCGCTTCAGCACCATCGGCGGATGCCCGGCGCAGGCCAGGTAGACCACGTCCCCTGACTGCTCCATCCGCACCCCGAAACTGCCGTCGGCCCGGGTCAGGTCGGCGGCCAGATACGGGGCCTCAATCTCATGGATGTTCTCCGCCTCGTCGATCAGCCGTCCTCGATTGCGGAAGAAGCGGATGTACCCCGGCCCGAACTCCAGCACGAAGGCGTCCGCCTGGCTGAACACGAACGGCGCCAGCCAGCAGCGCTCGGTGCTGTCCTTGACCTCGCCGATGAACAGGCTGCCGGCCGCGCGCTGCAGCGCCCCCTGCACCCGCGGAATGAGGTTGTCGCAACGGCTTAGCCCCGAGCGCCACAGCTCCAGGTCCGGCCGCCCGCCCAGCAACGGCGACAGCAGCCCGGCGTTGAACGAGGTGATGGCGGGATTGGCCTTCATCGGCGCCTCACAACCGGGCCAGAATCCACGACCCATCGGCCGTGGATTCCGGGGCCGCCTCGATGGCGTTGACCCGCACCGCCTCGCGCACGGCCAGCTGATAGTCCCGCAGCGCCGCTTCCTTCTTGCCCGAGGACTGGGTCAGCTTCTCCGCCAGGTCGAACGCCAGCCGGCAGGCCACGGCTTCCGCGAACAGCGGATCCCAGGCCGCCACGTCCTCGACGCGGCGCACATAGCGAATCTCCAGCGGCGCCGCGGCATCGGTCAGGATCCGCCCGCCCTCCAGGGCAAACGCCGGTCGGCCGCCGCCATGGTCGCCCAGCCCCGGCGTGGTCGCCACCCCGCCCACCTCGGCCAGCTGCAGGCAGTCGCCCGGCAGCGGAAACTGCCGCTGATAGCCGAACGCCGGCGCGGTCGCTTCCGCGCTCAGCCGCGCCCGCGCCATGGCGAAATGCCAGCGATTGGCCCGCAGGGTCAGGTCCCGCACATCGCCGAACCGGCTCTTCAGCCAACGCGCCCGATCGTCCGGGTCATCAAACGACAGCACCGCCCCCTGGCCAAGCTTGCCGAGGGCCGCGTTGCCGACCGCGGTCTGGGATGTGGGCATTCCGTCTTATCCTGGCTTTGGAAATTCCCCCGGCGCGCAGCGACGGGGGAGGGGGACCGCCCTGCGAAGCCTTAGGCGTAGCAGGGTGGTGGAGGGGGCAGCGCCGGCTCGTCAGGCAAGCCCGCGTTCTGGCGCGGTCGGCGCCGCGCCTCAGTACCCGCCGGTGAACCGCACCCGCACGCTGATGGTCCCGGCCGCCGACCCGACGGTGTCGCCGGTCAGGGCCAGGTCATAGTCGACCTGCGGATCGGCGCTGAGCCCGACCAGCTCCCACAGCCGCTTCTCGATCTTGTCGATGTTGGCCGCCGTGGCCTCGTACATCACCTCGGTCCCGGCCGAGGCGACCGAGGGCGCCGAGGACAGGTCAATAGCGCTGGCGAACAGATCGTCATCGACCGCCGCCCCGCCATCATCGGCGGTACGATAGAGGCCGACGTCATAGGCCGTGCCGCCGGTGATGGCGTCGTTGAACACGGTGATCTGCGACACCCGGTCCGAACTGCGCAGCCGGGCGAAGCGATAGACCGAGCCGTTGTCATCGGCCACGGCCACCTCGACGGTCCCGATAGCCTCGAACAGCGGCCCCCGCACCAGATGGGCAGGGCTGGGCACGCGCGGACTGGCGTCCCGGTTGGTGACGGCGGTGGATTTGGTGTTGGCGGTTGCCATGAAGGTTCCTCGATGTTGGAAGCGAACGCGATCCAGTTCCGCCCCCTCCGGGGGCGGGGGACCGCGCGCGAATACGCGCGTGGTGGTGGGGGCAGCGCCGGCGGTCAGGGAGTCCGCGCCGAGCACGTTCAGCGCCGGCGCTTCCCCCACTCCGGCCTTCGGCCGTCAGCTCTCGGCGCAGAGCACCTCGACGACCTTCTTCTCCTCGGTCCGGGTGGCGCCGACGGTGACCGAGCCGGTCACCTCCATCGGATTGCCCTCCAGGTCGCGGCGCGGCCCGATGTCGGTGGTGACGTCCGACCAGACGCCCAGGTGCATGCCGCTCTTGGCGTAGATCGGCACCCGCCGGTTGGCGCCGGACAGGGTCAGCCGCTCGCAGTGAACGAAGTCGATGCCCAGGAACCGGGTGATGATCCCGTCCTTCAGCACCGGCTTGTCGCCGCCGTTGTAGTCGGCGCTGGTGATCTGCATCTCGCCCAGCAGGGCGTCATGCTGCGTGGAGTTGACCACACAGATGACCTGGTCGCTGGCCAGATCCACCTCGTTGGCCATCAACAGCTTCTTGGCTGCCCGCAGCTTCAGCACACTGAGCTTGCTGGCCGCCCCGCCGACGTCGGCGCTCACCTGCTGGCCGTTCGGGAAGGACGTGGTCGTCCCACCCTGCTTGCCCGTGCGCGCGTCGGCGAAGAAGGCGCGGATGATCTCATCATCGATCCGCCGCCCCAGCGAGGCGGTGCAGGCCTGCACCAGCGGGTTCTGCGGATCCGAGGCCGTCTGCAACAGGTCGATGTTATCGATGATGTCCGACCAGTCGAAGAACCGCGGATAGGCCCAGCGCCGATCCACCGGCGTGTTGCTGCTCTCCTTGGGCACCGCCCGGCCGGTGCGCTCGCGCGCCTCGGTGACACCGTATTGGTCGACGGGCGAAGCCCCCTCGCCCTTGTGCGCCCCGACCATCACATGGTTGCGCAGCTTCGATCCGCGCTGTTGCAGAAGCAGGCTCGCCGTCTTGGCGAACTCGATACGATAGTGACCGCTGAAGTCCGTCATGGACACAAATCTCCGATCTCAAAGGGTTGGTTTGGGATCGGCTTGTCCGCGTGATCGCGGGTCCGTAAGAACTTCGCACCAAGGCTTTCCCTTGGGCAGTATTGATATCTCAAGTCACCATCACTCGGTGAGTGTCGACTTGATTCTTGCGACGAATGCTCGCTTCAAATAACTCTATCTGACTATAAGATTACACCATCCGCCGCGACTAGGCGCGCTCCTCGACTTCCCAGGAGCCAGGACCTCATCGTCCATTCGGCCATACGAACCAATATCGCACGCCATGGTGATGTTTACATTGAAGCCACAGGTATTTTCCAGCACTTCATAATCATGGCGATCATAAGTTGTGTAGGGACTATTGTAAACTGTACCACCGTTAGAATAGTAACCTTTGTAGTTTGTCGTTATATCTGTAGATTTCTTTACGCGTTTCAAACAATGTTTTGTTTTGGGGTTATTCGCAATGACCGCGCCTGTATACCATTCTGGCGGATGGCGGCGTGCAGGCTTCGCTTGTGCCGGCTTCTGGGCTGGGGCGGCCACTGTGGCCTTGGGCGCAGGAGGTCGAACTGGCGGGGGCGGAGGCTGGACGGGCGCAGTAGCCGTCGCATAAGACCCTGCGCCTGTAGCGCTGGCGTACTGCAGGATCGTTGATGGACAAGGCCCATCGAACACCAGCCGAATCTGGTTCTGCAGAACTTCCACCCGGATTGGAGCATTCACGTGGCCATCGGGTCTGATAACCCAGCCAGTCGGATCCAACCTGTAACTCGTAGGCCCCAATTGCCGCACGGCGACACGATAGGAACCACGTGGCGACCCATCGCCGCCTGATTCAACCAAGCCTGTCAGCTGGCCAGGTGCGCCCGGCCAGATAGTGACCTTGATCGGAACGGCCCGAGGCAATCCTTGGCAGGTATATTGGCCACTATAGACCCTACCGCCCAATGAAGCCCCTGGGTAAGTCTGCGCCTCGGCAGCCGAAAGCCCGCCCATGAAGACGGCTGACACTCCAAAAGCCAGCCACGACCCACTATGCATCGCCCCCTCCGAAGATACTGCTCTAGAACCTAGCTTTCTTTCAACGAATGGCCAACCGTCGAGTGACGTCGTTTCAAACCTCAGGTCGCCTTGGTTGCTGCTATCGGATTCGGCGGCGGCGGGGCTAGCCAGGCGGCGTAAGCTTCGGCCACGGCCAGCACCTGCCAGGTCTCCCGGTCGAACCGATGCGCCAGCTTCAGCGCCTCCAGCCGCAGCCGCGCCTCGACCCATTGCTCCTGCTGGCTCATCGCTCGCCTCCCGCGATCCGGGTCAGCCGCGACCACTCGGCCTTCTCGTCCGCCCCACCGGACATCCAGCGCGCCTGCCAGGCCTGGTCGCGGCGCAGGGCGGCGATTCGACTTTCGGCCTGCTCCCGGCTCATCCCGAACCCGCCGCGGCCCTCGCCTTCGATGAAGCGATCCTCCGCCAGGCCCTGGCCGATCTGTGAGAACAGCTGCGCGGTGCGCCGGGTGCCCAGCCCCATCTCGATCGCCGCCATCTCGTCGCGGTTCAGCCCGAAGCTCAGCGCCCCGCGCCGGAACAGCTCAGTCTTCTCGGCGAACTTCGGCCCCCATTCGCCGCGCAGATCCTCCCAGTCGGCCTCGCTCTGGGCCGCGAACGCCGCTTGCGCCGCCGCCTCCCGCTCGCCGACATAGGCGTTCCATTTCTCGGCCAGCGCCCCGGCCCGGCCCTTGCCGACCCCCGCCTCGAACAGCCATTCCGAAGCTCGCTGGGCAAACTCCGGATCGGCTCCCATCAGCTGGTCGAAACCGTACTCCTCGGCCGAGGCCGGACGGCCGAGCGCGGTGAATACGCGTTCGTATCCTTCCGCATCCTCCTCGCCGGCCGGCAGCACCACCCGGCGACTGTCGTTCGACACCATCCGCTCCAGCGAGGCGAAACTCGCCCCCAGCGCCTCGACGTCCTTGAACCCCTTGCGCTCCATGTAGGACCGCGTGCCCGGATCGTTGAAATGATCCAGGAACCCGGAGCCAGTTGCTCCCCCCTCGGGGGAGCTGTCAGGCGCGGAGCGACTGACTGAGGGGGTCCCCACCGGCCCCTCCGCCTCTTCCATCAGCCCACTGATCGATACGGCTTCATCACTCATCGACGACCTCTTCCCTCAGGTTGAACAGGGCCCGGTCGTCGATCGCGACCATGGCGCGGATTCGGTTGAACACCTCCTGGCGCCCGATCAGCCGCATCGAGGCCAGCGGATCGACCGCGCCGTCGACGCCCCGCGCCACCGGCGCCTCGGGAACCATGCAGAAGCGCTTGAGATCGGCCAGAACCGCCCGCGCCTCGCCGTGCGAGCCGTCGCCGAACAGACCCTGGTAGGCGCGCTTGCGCCGCAGCAGCGGGTGAAGGATCTCCATCAGCCCTCTCCCACCAGGCCGGCCGCCGCGGCGTCCTTGGCCACGCCCGCCGCCTGGCCGGCGGCGCTCAGCATCGCCTGCAGCTGGGCCATCCGCCCATCCTGCTCGGCCAGCGCCTCCATCTCTTCTTCACTGCGCAGCAGGTCCGGCGGCGCGCCGCGGATCTCCGCCAATCGACGCAAGGTCTCCGGCCCCCGGATCATCTTGGCCGCCGACGGGTCGAACTGCCCGACCGTCGCCGCGTCCTCGAGCAGCCGCAGGATAGCTAGCCCTTCGTCGGACTTCTGGGCCCGGGCCAACGGCGAGGTGTAGTCGATATCGGCGACCACATCCTCCAGCCCCTCAAGCTCAGGCGGCATCGGCGGCAGCACCCCGGCCCCGGCCAGGATGTCCAACTCGGCCTGGATCAGCGGCCCCAGCAGCTCCGACTGCAGGCGCCCCATCACCGGCGCCAGCAGCGCCCCCTTCTCCTGCGCCCGCAGCATCGCCTCGGTGGCGGTCATCTGCGGCGTCTCGACCAGGATCTGGAACAGGGTGACCAGAAAGGCCTGGTTGATGCTCTCGCGGGTCTGGCTGATCATCTCCAGGGTGATCGGCATGTTGGCCCCGATCTGTAGCGGCCGCACCAGCTCCCGCCCGTCCATCCCCAGCGCGCCGCGGTTAATGGCCCTGGGCGCCAGCTTGAACGCCGTCAGTCCACCCTCGTCGGACAACAGCAGGGGCGGCTCCGCCACCAGCTGGCCGGTCCGCAGCAGGGTCTTTTGCTGCTCGTTGACCGTCTTGATGTCGGCCAGCACGGTCATCGCCGGACCCCGGCCATAGACCTCGCGCGGCGCGGTCACGTAGCGGGCCACCGCATAGCGCAGGGTCCGATAGCCACGCTCCTGCAGCAGCTTGCGGCCCTCGAACGAGACGTACCAGCTGGCGAAGGCCATCCCACGCCAGTCGCGCCGGCTCCAGTCGGCGTCCGCCCGAGGCTGCACGCAGTGGATCAGCTCGAACTTGCGGTGCGGCTCGGTCTCGGCCGCCTTGGCGATGCTGTCGGGGGTCTCCTCGCCGAACCGCTGCACCCATTGGCGGGCCGTCAGCTCGAACTTGCGGTGGACGGTGTCGATCACCCCCTGGAAGTTCTCGGCGAACCAGGTCTCCGCGAACGGAACCGACCGATAGCGCAGGCCCCCGCCCACCTCCTCGTCAACGAACAACGCCCCGTTGCCGAAGGCGCCTAGGCCCACATAGGTCTCATGCGCCTGGCTGGCGAAGTTGGCGTCGGGCGCATAGCGAGCCCGGAACAGCACGTCGTTCACCGCCGCCAGCCAGGTCCGCACCGGCTCCGGCGCCGATGATCCGCCCAGGGACAGCTCGTGCCAGCGGCTGGTTCGGGGAGTCAGCATACTCTCGATGGCGGCCGCGAACTTGTCGAGCGCCAGCGGGGCGGTGCTGTCGAACACCTGCTGCTCCCGCTTGCCGCCCTGCGGGCGGCGGCCGCCGAACTCACTGTGGCGGGTCAGCACCCGCTCGGCCACCTCCTGGCAATGGCCGTCCAGCACGGCGCGCTCGGCCTCCATGGCCGCCTGTCGGCGCAAGACGTCTTCGGCGCGGCTGTCGGTCACTCAAGTCTCCGGATTGAAAAGTGATCGGGCGTTCAGCCCATCAAGGTGCGGGTGGCCACCCCGCCTTCGGCCCGGCCCAGCGCGCTGGACAGGAAGGTGGCGGACCGACCACGCCGCTGGCGCAGGCGGTCATCCTGTTCGGCCCGCAGCCGCGCTTCGTTCAGGGTCGGCGGCGGCGGGGTCGGCTTGAGCGGACGAGTATCGGGTTCCATGGGGCTCCTCTCTTCAGGCCGGGTGATCGGCGAACCGGTCCCAGCCCAGACCTTCCTTGGGCGGCGGCCGCCGCGCGGGCTCCAGCGCCTGGCGCTCCCAGGGTCGCGGCCGGCGATGGGCGCGGCTCAGATGTCCCGCGCAGTAGGAGGAGGCGTCCGCCCGCCGGCAGCCGCAGAACAGCTGCACCCCCTGGGCGTCCTCGACAGTAGGCCAGTGGCATTCGCCGGCCTTCAGCGCCTCCAGCCGCTTGAACCTGCCGGTCTCCGGGATCAGCTCCGTCGCCACCGCAGGCATGGCCGCCGGCGTGACCGTCTCGCCGCGCCGCCAACCCAGTCGGGAGATTTTCGCGCTGACGGCCCCCTTGGCCAGGCCCATCCGCTCGGCGATCGCCTGATGGGTCAGGTCGCCCTCGAACAGCCCGCGCAGTTGCGCCAGACGATCGGACGGCCATTGGGGCCGGCGAGCGGGCGCCGCGCCGGACAGGACTTCACTATGCATGCTGTTGCTCTTTGGCTTTGGCGCGAGGCCGGTTTGCCGCTGCGGCCGCCAGTTCCTCGAGACTGGCCAGCCCTCGCCCGGCGATTGCCGGCCAGTAGCGGGGCGGGATCGAGTCCAGACGCTTCCACTGGTTGATACGGTTGGAGGGGACCTTCAGCCCCCGGGCCAGCCGCGCGGGTCCGCCGGCGGCGGTAATAATGTCGCTGTGACTGCGCATGACCGTACTGTACGAAAAATACAGCATCGATACAACCCGCATCTGTAGACAACATACAGGATTTCGCGTAGGTTTCCTACATGAGCCCGCCGTCTGACTCGCTTTCGCCCCCCCACGCTGCGGCCGCCGAGCGCCTGCGTCGCGCCCGTCGGGGCAAGGGCCTTTCCTCTGCCGCCGAGGCTGCCCGCCTGCACGGCTGGAACCTCAACACCTACGCCTCGAACGAAAACGGCAACGCCAGCTTCTCCTTCCGCAAGGCCGAGGACTACGCCCGCGCTTTCGGGGTGCGGGCCGAATGGCTCTACGCCGGTAAGGGCGCGATGAAGGCCAAGCGCGCCGGCCTGCCGGTGCTGGGCAAGGTCGCCGCCGGCGCCGAGGCCCTGTTCGATGATGATTATGAGATGGGCGCGGCCGCCGATTGGCTGGACCCCATGGTCCCCGAGGATGGCATCGTGCTGATCGTCGACGGGGACTCGATGATGCCCCGCTTCCGGCACGGCGAGCACCTGATCTTCGGCCGCCGCTACGACGACCCCAGCCCCCTGGTCGGGCAGGAGGTGATGGCCCGCCTCGCCGATGGTCGGAAGATGGTCAAGATCCTCCGCCGGGGCGCCGCCCCCGGCCTCTGGACCCTGGAAAGCATAAACACCCGCTACCCTCCGATCGAGGACGTGGAATTACTTTGGGCCCTGCCCTTCCAGGGCCTGCGGGTATAG